GTTCACCTTCCCCTCGTCCTATGTGGACGCGGCGAGTACCCTCACGCTCGTGAAAGACAACGCAGTCGTCAACATCTCTGTGACGATTCCGAATGACTTTCCCGAGGCCAAGAAGGATGACCTTGTCGCCTTCACCGCGAACCTCGCGAACCACACGCTTGTCAAAGCTATGGTTCGTGATGCTCGCGCGGCAACCTGACGCAACGTTAGGTTCGTATGCTTGACCAACAATTGGTCCGAGTCGTCGTCGCGCTCTGCGATGACGTGGGCACTCCTCTCGCTCAGACTGTGAAGTCTCATGTCGAGAAGGAAGAGTGGCTTGAGTTACAAAGACTCAAGGTGTCTCCCGCCAGTTACAAAGATGGCGAAAGCTATTTTTGGGACGCATGCGTCGTTGACCTTCTCAGGAAGGCTCAAATCGACACAACGCATGACAAGCGGTTGGAAGCTGTCAAAACGTTTTGGGAATGCGAAAACCAAAACTATAAGACGAACGCTCGATTGTCTCGTTACCTACCCGATACCTTCTTTTGTGAAGACACGGGTGAGTACGCCATTCATGAATTCATCTGTGAATGGCGAAAAGAACTAGATCGTCTGTTGGGTGTGCTACCTATGACTCTTTGCGCTAGGTTTGGCAAAGGCGCCACGTATGCTGATCGGGGAAAGCTTACAACAATTCCTGACAAGATGTCAGTTCTCCCCCTACTCACGGAAGACGCTTGGTGGTTAAAGATTTTTTGGTCTGATACCGCTTGGTGCCGTTCTCTTGTGGATTCGCGCCCACATTTAAGTGAGCCCGCCTTCGTGCGGGGAAACCGTTTTACCTCTGTGCCAAAGACCGGGTTAACCGATCGCGGCATATGTATCGAGCCCAGCTTAAACATCTCGTACCAACTTGATGTCGGCCGGATACTCAAAACGCGTTTGAAGCGTCTCGGGATCGATTTAATGGAAGGTCAGCATACACATCGTGTGTTGGCTGCCACGGCGTCCCTAACGGGGCATCTGGCTACGATCGATATGAGCAACGCTAGCGACACACTGTGTCGTGTCCTACCTAAACTGGTGTTACCACCAGCATGGTATGAGTTGCTCGACTCTCTCCGTAGCAAATTCACAGAAATCGACGGTAAATGGGTCAGATTAGAGAAGTTCTCCTCAATGGGGAATGGATTTACTTTTGAACTAGAGACCGCTGTGTTTGCAACGTTGGCTAGGACAATAGTTTCCAAGAATGGGGGTGACCCTGATCTTGTGAAGTGTTATGGGGACGACCTCATAATACCTGTTGAGCATTCTAAAGAATGCTTGGCGGCTCTAGCCTTTTTCGGTTTTACACCGAATCAGAGGAAGACCTTCGTCGAAGGTCCTTTTCGAGAGAGCTGTGGTGGTGACTTCTGGTTGGGTATGCCCGTGAGGGCTCACTTTATCGAGGAGTTACCGGATGAACCGCAGAAATGGATTGCGTTGGCTAACGGGATTAGGCGAATGGCTTTTAGCGACAACAGGAATGTTGCTCGCTGGCCTCGTCTGCGCCGCGCTTGGCTTCGCTGTTTGGATGCTATTCCAAACCATATCCGCAGGTTACGCGGCCCTGATCACCTAGGAGACTTGGTGATCCATGACGCGATGGCGCACTGGGAAGTGCGTTGGCGCTGGGAGAGTAATAACTACTCTC